ACCCAGCGCATCGTTTCCATCATGCGTTCGATGGCGCGGGGATCGGGTGGGATACGCGGGAGATGATGGTCGTCCTTGTCCATCGCCTCCCACTGGTCTCTAGCGAAGGCAGGCCAGACGTTGAAGTACCCCTGCACCCGAACGCGAGGAAGCCTGCGGCCAGTCTCCACCGCCTCGGCAAAGCGGGCAGCCACATCATCAACGGTCATGTCAGCCACGGCGTTTCTCCCCATAGAGTCGTTCTCCGATACGGCGAACCAGTTCGCGTTCCACGAAATCAAGGCGTTCGTCGCTGTCTGCAATCACCAGGACACGCTGCTCACGCCAGCCATCGCGCTTGATGACTTCCGGGTCGGCACGAGGCGAGGAGCGATCGAGTGGGCAGCGATAGCGCGGCAGATCGATCTTCATGCCAGATCTCCCTGCGTCATTGCCCAGTGCAGCAGCGCCAGGGCATCGGCTTCGTTGTCATCGACGGGATGATGACCAAGCGTCTTGATGGCGGCGATCATCTCGTCCTTGCTGGCATTGCCCCTGCCGGTCGCATGCTTTTTGATCGTGCCGACTGGCACGCCCTGGTAGGGAATGTGGTGATGCTCGCACCAGGCGGTGAGTTGCCCCATGAAGCCGCCATAGGCGTGCGCCGCGTCGACACCCGCATGGCGTCGCACCTCCTCGAAATACACCGCGTTGATCTCGACGCTGGTCGAAAGCAGTTCGTTGAGCCAGCGCTTGAAACGCAGGAAGCGCATGCCGCCGCCTTCGAAGCGGTGCGGCTTGAAGCACTCGCTGCCGCTGATGATCGTGCCGTCCAGGTGATGCAGAGCCCAGCCGGTTTGCGTGCCCAGATCAAGGGCGAGAATCGTCGTGTTCATCGTTGTTCACTCCTTGTTTTTTCGAGTGGTGACCGATGGTGACCGGCTTGCCGTATAACGCCCTACACGTGCACGTGTACGGGTTAATCAGCAAATAGGTCACCATCGGTCACCAAAACCTTCAATCGGTGTCGGTGTAGTGCTGGTTGCAAACTTTTGGTTTGAGCATCAGACCCTTGAAGGCCTTGGCTCCGCCGTGCATTCGCGTCTTCTCGAAGCCGCGTGCAATGAGCAATTCGGCAAAGCGTTTGATCGAACCGACAAACTCCCCCGTCTTCTCCGACCACTCGCGCCAGTCACCGTACAAATCAGCACTCAGCGTCCTGGCCTCCGGATGCAGATTGCACCGCTCCTCGATCCATTGCCCGAGCGCATCCTCGTTCTCGAAATATTCTTCAGTCGCCGAGACCACACTGGCAGGCACCTTCAATCCCTGGTGTTGCCAGAGCCGGCAGCCCTCCACCGCCCAGGCCAGAATCCCGTCACGTTCTTTCAGGAGTTTCCCGGTCAGCTTGCCGTCACGCTTTTCGGATGGAATCGTTACCGTGAAAGGAATCAGATGCAGGCGGCGCTTCATCGCTTCATCGACATTGCGGATGGAGGGCTTGTGGTTGCCGGCGATCACCAGCTTGAACTGCGGTGTGTATTCGAAGAAATCCTGGCGCATGAAGCGCGCCGAAATCTTGTCGCCGCCGGTGATGGCTTTCACCTTCGACTCGTTCCAGCGTCGGCCCTGTTCGGTTTCAATGCTGGAAACAAAACGCGCTCCCCGCAGTCCGGCCAGATCGGTCGGGTGACGGTCGCTGCGGGTTTCCATGAAGGTGTCCATCGGTGCATTGGCGGCGTAGTCGCCAAGAATGGTGGTGATCACATTGACGAACACCGACTTGCCGTTGGCGCCGGTGCCGTACAGGAAGAACAGCGCATGCTCGCTGGTGATCCCGGTCAGGCAGTAGCCGATCACCCGTTGCAGATACGACATCAGTTCGGCATCTCCACCGGTAACATCGGCGAGAAAGCCGAGCCAGAGCGGACAGGTTCCGTGTGGCGTAGCCGTCGTGACCTTGGTCATGCGATCTTCACGCCGGTGAGGACGGGTATTCCCGGAACGCAAATCGACGACACCGGCAGGCGTATTGATTAGCCAGGGATCGGCATCCCAGACTTCTGCCGTCGTCGCATGATCGGGATCGGCGCGGGCGAAACGTTCCACGGCGGCCGCCGTGCTGGCGCTGGCCAGTTTGGTTTTAAGGCGCGGCGTGTCCGCCTTGTGCGAAGCGGCGCGACAGACCTGGCGGATGAGATGGCGCACATAGTCCGTCTGGTCGTGATTCCAGCGCACGCCATTCCACACCAGCCACTTGCCCCACAGCGTGACATGACGCCAGTCGTCCCGGTAACGGCGGGTGAAAGCCGTCGCCAGACCGTCTTCGGTCGTCGCATCGACCTTGGCGAACAAGGATGCTGGTGATGACGTCTGGTCGAAGTCCGGCGTCACCGGCATACGCTCACCGGCCACGATGAAGCCGGCAACGTCGAAGGGTGGTGTTTCTGCCAGCCCATCCGCCGCATCCCAGCCTTCCGCCTTGTCCGCCGGAGGATGGAGGATGGCAACTGAACCGACGCCCGCAGCGAGCATGGCTTGTGCTGCCTTCTCGGCATAGGCATAGCCCGGTTTGTCGCGATCCGGCCAGATCAGCACCGTCTTGCCGGCCAGCGGCGACCAGTCGGTTTTATCGACCGGGGCGTTGGCGCCATGCATCGCCGTTGTGGCGCAGATCCCGGCATCGATCAACGCCTGGGCGCTTTTCTCACCCTCGACCAGAATCACCGTTTGCGCCTGGGCAATCCCCGGCTGGTTGTAGAGTGGGCGCGGATTCGGCGGCGAATGCTTGCCTGTCCGGGGGTTGTAGGGCCGGAATTCCTTCTTCCGCCCGGGTGGGTCGTAGCGATACACGACAGCGATCAGTTTGCCGTCGGCGGTGAGATAGTCCCATTTGGCGGTCGCGGGGCCGAGGTCGTCGGTGGGCGGCTGACGCCGCTGTTTTTGTGGCGGTTGCGCAGGCGCGCGGCCCAGCAACTCCGAACAGTGTCTCATCACCTTCGGGAAATCATGGTGCGGGTCGATGCCGAAATGAGCGCCGATCAAGGCAAAAATATCACCCCCGTCGCCCGTGGCCCGATCCATCCACAGACCGGCCTTGTCGCCGTCGAGAACGACCTCGAGACTGCGCCCCGAATTTCCCATCACGTCGCCCATCAGGAACTTGCCGAGCACGACCTTGCCGGCCGGAAACAGCGCGGACAACACCTCATGCAGCCGCCCGAGCAGCTCGGCCCGCAAGGCCTCGAAGTCGATTTGCGAGGTGGCCGGACTGACTGGCGCCAGTGCCTCATTGAAATCCAGCATGACGCCCCTCCTTGATCTGGATTCCGCAGGCATCGGCGATGCTGGTGAGGTTACGGTTCGGGTCGCGCAGCGTGCCATCACGATTGATGGGCGAACGGCTGAGATTGAGATAGCCCAGCAGATCATGGGCATAATCGATGCCGATCAAGTCGGCCAGCCTGGCGCCTGGACGATGGCCGACGCGCTCGATGGCTCGCAACAGACGCGCATTGCGCACCTTGATGGTGAGGCGATAGTCACTCATGGCGCGAATCCTCACTGCACATGGCGGCTGGTTGCTGCGGTGAAATTCGCGCTGCCTTGCTGCACCAGGCTTCCAGTTCGCTGGCGCGAAAGCGCACCAGGTTGCCAATGCGGTAATGCGGGATCTTCTTTTCTGAACGCGGGGTCGGGGTGGCGAACCAGTAATACGGCAACCGGAATATCTCGCTGGCGCGCCGTGCATCGATCATCGGCTCGTCGCCGGGCATTGTTTTGTCAATGTTCATGTCAATTCCTCCAGCAACGTTCCGACCATTGGCAGAACTTGCATTCGTAGTGGGTGGGGTCGGTGAAACTGCGCGGCAGCAATTCGCCATGCGCGGTAGCGTCCAGAATGCGGACGGCGCGATCAGAAGCACGTTGGGCCAGCACGGCATCGAAAGGCAGCAGTTCGAACCAGATTTCCTGGCTGTCTTTGTTGATCGCGGTGAATAGGCAGGGCTGGCGGGAAATGCCTTCGATCTCACCTTCCATGTAGGCCTGGTAGATGGCCATCTGTGCCGCATAGACCGGCTTGGTGACAGTGACGCCGCGCTTGACGCAGTCGCGCCAGTTTTGGGCATTCATCGTTTTGCATTCCCAGAGCATTGGGAATGACCAATCCAGAGAACTCGGAGCGCCAACGATGACTCCGTCGACATGACCCTGAATCTGGCCGTCGCAGACCGAAAAACCGAATTGTCCTCCCTGCCGGGTACGGGTCAGCAGTTCGATGCCTGCCATTCGCAACCAGCGCGCGGCTAGATCTTCCAGGACATGGCCAACCTCAAAAACGCGCAGGATTTTTCCGGAGAAATCGCGTTCAGGATCTGGCGGCGCGTCGGCAAACTCGAATTGCAAAGCGCGATCGCAAGCCACCCCGAGACGCGAAGCCCCGAGATAGCTGCGCTTGTTTTGCTGGCTTCGTTCCTGCTGCAAAGCCTGATCGATCAAGGAACAGACATGCTCATGCGGTTTGGGCAGATGGTTGTAGTCGAGCATCATTTCTCCCACGGCAGATCGTCTTTGAGTTCGGCGAAGGGATCGCTAACCGTTGAGGCAAGTCCGCGCACTGCCGGATGGCTGGCTGCTTCATGATGCGCAATCATGGTTTCCGTCCAGCAGGTGACGATGGCCTCGATCACCTTGAGCGCCTCGGCTTCCGAATAAGCCCCGAGGGGCTTATCGAAACCAATTTCGCCGGCCGCTTCGCCAAAGGCCTTCAGGCACTTTTTGAGGGAAGCCATTTCCATTTCAGTGGGATCGGTCATGGCAGCCTCCCGGACTGACGATGGCGCTTCGATACGAAGGCAGTACATTTTGTGAAAAGCGTCCTGGCAGCGTCGGCTGCAGAACACCCAGTCGAGTGGATAGCGCCGGGGGTCGGCAATCCGGAAACGAGTGTCCCGGTAGCCCAGTCCCCTGGCTTGACGATGACAAACCCAGCATTTCATCGACCCTCCCTTACTGCGCCCACGCCGGTTTTCCCGGAGTGGCCGGGGTGGCCGGGCGTTGCGCCGGAACTGCAAAGGCAGGAACTGCGGTTGCGGGTGTTCCAGAATTGCCATTCCCGGTGAAGGAAGGCGTGGCAATGACACCCATCAGCCGGGCATAGTCCTTGTAGTCCGGTTCGATCGCCTGTTTGATGACGTTGCGGTTTTCGCCCTTGCTGTCCTTTTCAACATCGATGCGGGCAACGAACTCGATGCCATCAAGAGCCGAGAAGTCGGCGATCCGACGAGCCGCCTGCGCCTGAGGTGAAGTGTCGGTGGGCAGCACGCCGCGCGCCGAATTGAGAATGGCGCGAATCAGGCTGCGCCCCATGTTGGCCCAGGTGTCACCCTTGGCTGAATGCAGGCCGATGTTGCTCCATAGCTTGCGCTTGGCGTATTCACCTTCCAGCACCACGAATTCGGCGGCCAGATAGATGGAACCGGTGTCGAAACTCTCGGTGGCATAGCCGCCAGTCCAGCCTTGCGCCGGGTCATCGTGACCGCCCGGCTTGAGCGTCATGCGTACCTTGGCCAGCGCGCCCTTGGGAATCAGGTCGAAGGATTGCTGTTGGTCAGCGTCGTTGTAATCGTTCCAGCTCATGAGTTACTCCTTGGATTCGGGGGTGTTCGGGGTGGCCGCGACAGGCAATGCAGATGCCATCGATGTCGCAGCACTAATGGAGGCGCCGGCGCACTTGGCGATCAGCCGTCCAAGATGCGGTTCTTCGACCATGTCGAGTCGCCCGGAACGATCCTTGGCCGGAAAGCTCCAGGGGTTGACGGTGTGGGTGACAAAGGCGCGATAAGCGCTGCCGTCGTCGGCTTTGAGTTCGGCCAGGGTCACCACTTCATCGACGATGCCGGGCAGTTCCAGTGCGGTCTTGGAGCCTTCGATTTGCGGCACGAACAGCTTGCGATTGAAGTCGTCGATCTTCTCGTCGAGGATGGCGACGAACACCACGTTCTTGCCACGGGCGTGCTGCAGGTGGGTGAGCGCGGTGATCATTTCCTGGCCGAGCAGGCCATAGGCGCCTCTGCTATCGGGCTTGCCAGTGCGCTCGGAGAAAGCAGCCGGCTGGCTCTTGCTCCAGTTGAAACACAGGCGGGAGAGCGCAGTGATCGAATCGCAGAAGTAGGTCTGGTACTGATCGAGTTGCGTCGCGTCGCCGTAGTTCTGGCAGACGTGCTCGAAATGTGCCTGTGAAAACGGCATGTCGGCGGGCAAGGCTGGATTGGGGCCGGCGAGAAAGACGACGAGATCGCGGAATTCCGGCCAAGTGCGTGGGCGCAGGGTATCGCCGTTCCAGGTGGAAACTGCCAGGTCACCGGATTCGGTGTCGACATAGAGCGTCGTGGCTTCGTCGAGATCGAACAGACGGGAGGTTTTGCCAATACCGCTCTTGCCGAGCAGTACCATCTTGACGCCGCGTTTCTCGGCGCGGCGTTGATCAGCGGAGATGATGGGGAGAGTCATGCGGCGTCTCCTTCCAACAGCGCCAGGCGGTAGGTCGGCTTGCCTGCCTTGACCGTGCGCGCCTTGGCAAACGACTCCTTGAGCGTTGGCGGCCAGGAGTTGAAGCGTTGTTCGGGAATGGAGTAGTCGGTGTCGATGTAATCGCCGACCTTGTCTCCGGCCAGGGCAATGCGCTGGGCGATTTCGGCAAGTTGTTTCTGATCCCATGCGACCTTTTTGGGAAGATCGACGGTAATACTCAATGGGCCATCATTGAGGTGACAGACACCGAAATCCTTGCCTGCCGCCAGGCGGGTTGCCTGGGCTTGTTCGGCATAGCGTTGATCGAGGGCGGCATGCATGCGATCCAGTGCCGCTTTGACGGCGGTCTGCAGGGCTTGCAGATTGAAATGCGCGTCCTGCAGATCGCGATGCGGTAAAGCGGCGATTTGCGCGACAGACATTTCCGTCAATGGAATCCTGGGGGTGGCCGGGACCAGTGCGTTTTGGAGGTTCGTCATGGCATCCTCCTTACGCATAAGCCCGAGAGCCGGTCGATGAGCGCGAAGAGCGCCGTTCGTAGGCTTCGATTTCGGTGATCAGGTAGGTGACTCTGGCGCCGAGTTTGCAAAAAACCGGGCCAAGTTGTTCCTGGCGCCAGCGGCGCAGGCTCTTAACTGAAATACCCCAGCGCATGGCCAGTTCGTATTCGTTAAGCGCCCCTTTGGCAGATGCCGGGGTGTGCTGCGCTACCCGGTTAGCCTGAGAGGATGGATTGAGTTCTTGCATTTGCAGTGCTCCTTTGTTGTGAGAGGGCACTGCGTATTCTTCTCATCCATTTCCTGATGATGTCCTGATGGATTTCCTGATTTTTTTCCTGATGTTTACGGCAAGGAATGAACGGCCGCGCTGGCTCGTCTCTGCTCCTATTTGGCCAGGCCTGTTTTGCGTATCGTCGACCGCCTTGAGCATCGAATGTGGGGTGTGGGTACCAAGCATTGCGACTTACTCATTTGCGATTCGACCAAGCTAATGATCGTCGACGCCAAAATAATGCAAACTATCGCATTTCTGACAAATGCGAATAGTCAATGGCTACGATGATTCCGGCACTTGAGCCGCAAGAAACCGACAGTCCCGGAGAACTTTCCGTCTACAGCTTGCTAAAAGATGGGCTACCGTCCGAATTCGTTGTGATTCATAGCCTACCTTGGCTCTGCGCAGCAGTTCGGCAGATTGATAAGCAGTATGCGCCGACGGGGGAAATCGATTTCCTTGTCATTCATCCGTCGATGGGTGTGTTAGCGCTGGAAGTCAAGAGTGGCCGATATCGAATCGAGGGCGTGGCATTCGTTAGGCAGGCATCCGGTGCATCGAAGAATCCCGTATCACAGCTGCGCCGAAACGTGCATGGCCTTTCGAGTTGGTTGGGTTCTGACCCAAATCTTCGTATTCGATTTGGTTACGGTTTTGTGTTTCCAGATAGCCATTTCGGTGACGCGGTGATTAGTCCAGCCCTGATTGATGTCAGCGTTAATCCGCCGCAGAAGATCTTCGTTGACCAGCAACAGTTGCCAAATTTGGCAGAGCGCGTCTGCGAGATGCTTGGGTACTGGAGATCTTGCGGCGGAACTCATCCAATCGGCTGCGAAAAGGCTAAGCGGCTTATCGACACAATATGTCCAGAATACGACGGGACGCCGTCATGGGGGATGCGGGTCCGCTACGACCAAGGTGTTTGGCTCAGAATGACACGAGCCCAGAGCGAAGCTCTTGTCCGGGCAACTGACGCGCTTCGTTTTGTCGTCACAGGTTGGCCAGGGACAGGCAAGACCCTCATCGCTTTGGAGGTTGCTCGGCAGGCGGCCAGCGCAGGACTCAATGTTCTGTTCATAACGTTTAACCAGTTGCTTCGGGATTCCGTTGCCACCGAGCTCTCAACTACCTCATGCAATGTCAACACTTGGCACTCCCTTTGTGAAGAGGCCCGCAAGACCCTACAGCGTTTGACCGAGGAATCAGATGACTATTGGTTGAATTTTGGTTGTGTTCGCGACCTGCGGCAAGCTGTCGAAGCGGGGAAGATGAGAAGCTATGACCTTCTTGTCCTAGATGAAGCGCAGGCTCTGCGTAGTGACTGGGTGAATTTTCTTGAAGAGTGGTTTCGTGGCAAGCGAGTTCTGGCGTGCTGCGACGAGACGCAGTTGTTCAAATTCGAGCGCGACCGAATTGGCGTCAATGAGCTGTGCCGTGTGCTTGGTGCGCCATCATACAAGTTATCGATTGTGTTGCGTATGCCTAGGGCCGTTACTGATCGACTGGTTTCTTCGCGTTCGACCGATTACCAAATATTCTCTCCTCGGCCATGCGACCCCGACGCATTAGTCGAGAAAATCTTGCACGTAGACAGTGAGATGCTGCAAGCCACCATTGAGGGACTGTTGACACACGGTGTGGAGGCAGCTGACATCACAGTACTCAGCCGATTTCACAATATCCCCATGATGTTCAGCGCAATCATAATGAAAGCTGGGGTACGTCACGAGACGGTTGCCCGCTTTAGAGGCGTTGAGTCGCCTGTCGTAGTCATATTGGGCGCGGAGGAAATGGATGATGAACAGCTTTTTTGTGCGTACTCGCGCGCTACTACTCTTTGTATTGTTCTCTATGACGTGGAGGGCCTAGCTTGGAATGCAGAAGGCGGCGGTTTTCACCAATATCTCTTAGGTCAGGCCGGAGTACGTGATGCTGTAGCAGAAGCCCGGCGACAATCACTCATGAGTGCTCGCATGGCACGGCACATGAGTAATACGATTAGCGAGATTGAGACCGTTCGAATTGCGTGGTCGGATGAATGGCGCTCGTGGTTGGTCGAGTTGAACGGTTGTTGTGATTCCTCCGAAACCTGGATCGACTACTTGGCTTTTTCTCAACGCTCTCCAGTTTTTTTTTGGCGCGCCGCCGCACGCGACGAAATCTATCGTGTCCCGGCTGTCGCCAGCCTTGAAGAACATTTAGTCATGCAGATGCTACGGCTAAGGGTATGCGAAGCATGCGAGGAACCGCGACCTCACGAGGGGTTAAGCGCGATTTGCATATTCTGTGAAGGGAAAGTCGAAACCGAGGATGACCCGTCGCCACATTTCCTCCGTCAACTGTGCGAGTACGACCGCACAGTTCTCAGCTTGGCAAAATGTCTTATATCTGATGCTGCAAGGACTTTACCTATCCCTCTTGTCGCTGTCAGTGCTCGGCTGTTCGGGGAAGCAAACAGACGTCGCAACACGGGAAAGAGCGCCGAACTACCTTGGAGCGGCGTCATACTCTACCGGGTGGCCTTGGCGATGATTTATGCGAGACTGGCCTTCGCAAAACCCGGTGCCACTATTGATCGGACTGAATTGGCCGACAAGTTCTACAACGACTATCATAGCTTGCATGCTGTTTCACGGAAGTGCTGGAACGAGAAGGTGTCCCATGCTTTTGCAACTTGCATGAACCATAAGAAGCTGCTTGCGAAGGTCTGCAAAGGAGTGTTCTCACCTGTCGAAGACGCGCACATGAGATAGGGAAGGCGCATCCACGAAGGAGGATATTGGCATTTGGCACGACTGACATTTTGTATGCTCGTAGGAAAGCTTCGCCAATTAAGATGGTCGAAGTTCCTCGGCAACAGAGCGAATCCGGTACCGCCCGTGGCTCACCTTTTCAATCCAGTCGCACCAGGAAACTTCTTTGCCGAAGGCGCCATCGATGCCTTTTTGCGTTGATCCGGACAACACCTTTACCTCTGCCCAGGATAACGGTACCCCCTGGCGCGCATCCCAGAACACCTTGATGATTTTCTTCTGTATCCCAACGAACGTCACAACCTCCGGCAAATGCGGTAATTTCAGCCGTCCGGTCGTTTCATCGAACCACGCCGCTGGTTGAGCATTCACGTCCGCCGCCAACCCCATCAGCACCCGATTAAGCATAGGCAGATCGAAGTAGACCGCACCACCATTCTCAACCATGAAGTCGAGAATCGGTCTGAGCTGGTGACGATTCGGTAACAAAACCGACGTCTCCCTAGCCGTGAAGAACAGCACAATCCCGCCAGGACTAAAGCGAACATCGGACAGAGCCGCATGCATGGCCACAGGATTCCCGATCAATCCATCCAGGTAACGGCAGAAGAACATCGGCGCATGCGCGCGGCTATCGGCAATACGAACATCCCCCAGATACCAGAGGTTGTCAGCCACCAGCGGTTTCAGCCGCGCACTGGCAAAGCGCTCCGCAATCCCCAGGAGAGCAGCCAGCCCGTCCAGAAAAGTGCAGATCTCGAAGCAATAGCAGGTAATTTCTTCGAGCGGCCGCGTGATGGTTTGGCTGCGCTGTTCCACG